TACGTGGGACAGTATAGGACATTATTATACATTATGGAATGAGAGAAGAGTCTATAACGAATAATACATGTAAATATATTTATGATATATTTACTTAATCAGCTGTTCTTTTGCCATCTAATATTTACCAATCACCAAAGTCAAACGAGCCATTATTATGATAATAATACCAGCCACCAAAAATCAATAATAGCAAAATCACAATAACAACCACTGCAACTGCAACACCTGGATTAGAGCCTTTCTTGTGAGACGTAGAAGTAGAAGGTTCATAAAGATGTGCCAATCGCAGGCGTTCGACAGGAATAAAATCTGCAGACACTTCTTGATACGATAGACCATCGGAGTGTTTCACGACTTTAACATGATTTACTCCAAGAGCTTGAAGTTGGTGTACTTCGGAAGACGTTAATCCATGGAATGCAAACTTATCATTGACAAATAGATAGGCCTGGTCTACGTCAGTAACTCGATGTAAGGCATTAAGAGTTTCGTCTCCATTGTATACTACGCAAGTATATTCACAAGGATAATAACCTTTACAACCTCCCTCCGGATGAACACCCAACAAACAACCTAAGGAACAGGATTGATTGCCTGGAAAATCATCTGAAGATTGACATTCACAAAAATATGCTCCCACAGTACCAATTCTAAATCGGTGTTCATCCGCGCATCTAAACTCGGATGTAATCATTTCATGCAAATACTCATAAGCTGGTGTTCCAGAAACTGCTTCGATTAATTCGTGTAATGTAACAAACTGTTTCTTTACATCATCTTTTAAATCTTTGATGTAATCTGTGGCATAATGATTATGAAGATTCTTCACAATTTTCCTTGCACTGCCCATATCAATGTGCATATCGGTCTCTCCTTCCTTTCCCACAATCACTAAGGTATCCTTACCTTGAAAATGGACCTTAGAATCTTTCTTTTTGCCCTTTTCATAAAAAACTTCTTCCTCTTTCTCTGAGTCGTAGAAAAAATTGTGCGTCTCTCCTACACGTATCTTCCTGAAATAGGAAGGGTCCATGCTAGGTCGTTTACTCTTTGTCATTTTTGTGTGGTTGAGAAAAAGTACATTGGGTTTTATAAACATGGATCCGTCGAGATTTTATAAAACTGATTCCAAAAAATGATTTAATGTGACGAACCTCAGTCACAAAATATTCTAAAGAACTTTAAATGGAATATCCAATTTTCGATACAGAACTGACACTTCTTTATAAAACCGCCTACGAATCTGGACTACCCATTGAATTGTTTATTTTACGTCCCAGGACAGTAGAAGACGATAATATTAGCGGTACAGGCTATACAGTTATAGAATCGATCTATGATTTTGTCGATCGAAAACGAGATAAAAACAGTGATGTTACGTTGGAAGAATTATATCAAGAGTTCGAAGGCTTGAAAATGTCCAATCAATTTCCTTATTACTTGTCATGGGTCTATTTGCAACTTAAAGCCCCGCAAATCATAGACTACCTGAAGGTGGCTCGTAGCAGGAAATACAAGAAGTATATGGCTGATCAGGAGTTTTTAGACACGGTTCTGGAGGTTATCAAACTTTATGTATCCATTTCAGACCGTGGAAATATTCCTGGTGTTGATGGTGGAGATTTATATGATGTGGAAGATGGTGTGAAATCCTTTAAATCACCATCTCCTAGGGCAGTTAAAAGTGTTTTATCACAGTTTAAAGGACTGATAGAACTGCGCGATCAGTCGTCTACCGAGATGAAGACTATGACGGAGATTGCAGAGAATATCAACAAGGTTCAGAGCCAAATTTTAGCCTCAGTTGAAGAGCCTTATTCTCGTTCTCCCATTTATAAGAAGTCCGAACATATTATCTACAAGGCTTATGTTGTTGAAGAGGAAGAAGAATCCTTGACTTATGCTAGACCTATATCAAGAGAAGACGGATTTTCACTCTTTAATGAATCCCGCCTTTCAGAGGATGTACCGTTTATTCAGTACAATACTCTTGAAAAGGGTACTGAAAAGAGTTATTACAAGATTTTCCGTGGAGAAACTGTGGATAAAGAACCCAATTACAAGAATATCATGATCCCTCCCGAAGAAACCGCTGAAGTTGATACCATCAATATGAAGGTGTGGTTCCATCATCCCAATGAGACAAAAATCACACCTATGCATATGGCACCAGCTTCTGCATTTATCACTGTAGTTCTGTCCTTGAGGCGTAAAGATGGCGAGGAGCCAAACCTAAGTTTCGATGTTCCGCATGTAAAAGATATGGAGGATTCGATGGCGCGTTATCTCGAATCTCTAGGTGAAGAAGCTGAAGATATTAACACTTATGGCGCTACAACAGTAAGTGAATGGGTCATTTTAAAGGCTGTATACAACGCACTTTCACCAAACGATGTAGAAGGTCCATCACTTCTATTTGATGATCGCGTAGAAGAGAGCGTTAAGGCAGAAATCTTTATTTATGGACCAGACATTGATAACACTACTTTTACTTACGACATTGCCTTTAACAATCTATTAAGATGGTATTTATATATTGAGGAGTTTACACATCCTCAAGCTTTGCAAAATCAGCTGCGTGTACGTTACGCTCCATATCCTATAGATAACCCTAACGTTCCAGATATTGTGAAACAATCTCCTTATGTCACAAAGCGAGGTTTAAGCGCTGCTATAACTCAAGAATACTCGGGTTTAGGCGAAGTATATGATGTTTATGATTATATTGAGAATGTCACAAAACGTCAACCCATTCCAGCAGAAACACCATATATAGTACTGAATATTAGCAGAACTGCTGATACTAAAGCTATAGAAGAATTCTTGAATACATTTACTCATCTCCTGCCCATTTATATGAATAATAAACCGGAGATAATAGAGTATTATAGTCAGTATATGACTGTAAAAGAACAGCGTATTTTGTTCCCCCAACCACCCACCTTGGATGAGCCCGAAGAACGAGAAATGTTGATTGATCTCAACAAAATTTTACCAGAGTTGACTAAATACGGTTTTAAGCGTGGAGTTCAACGAACAAGTCAACCCAAAGCTATACTCAAAAAGGATATAGATGAATGGGTTCGTCAAACGTTTATCAATCGAAGTCTTACTTATCACAAAGAAGTTCTACCTTTCCCAAAACCAGAACCTACCGCTTACGGTACTGTAGTGTTGGTTGCCTTTCACAATGATCAGGTAATGTATTTAGTGCAAAGGCCTTCAGGAATTTTAGAATGGAAATTACTTGAAGAGATTGAAGGTAAAGTTAATGACCCAGAAGCTTGGGTTGCGTGTCCCCTAGATAAATCTCCATTCATTGGTTTGAAAGATAATCCTAACGAAACAAGGGACCAATATCCATACGTTCCTAAATGCTTTGATACACTGAAAACTAGCCAAGCAATTAGCGGTAAGGTCACCAGATACCAAAAATATTACTTGGGATTCAAAGAGGAAAGGACACGTCAGAAAGTAGAAAACATTCTTGTGACTAACAAAATCCTTAAGCCAGGGCATAAAGGACAATTGGATGAAAAGGGCGAGATCAACGCAATTCTCAACCAATATCCCAGTAAAATATCCAAAAGCGTATTTTTAAGATATGGAGTGCCTATTAGTCCTAATTCTTTACTACATAGTGTATTGTTGGCTCTTGGGGACCCGGAATATTACAAGAAAGTAGGTACTGAACAAAAGGAAGCCTACGTTCGCCGTGTTCGAAAATACATCGCTACAAAGATCTATCCAGGGTTACTTAAGCAAGAACTGTATGATCGGACGTTGAGTGAGATTTGGACTATGTTATGTGATGTTACCAGCTTCTTAGATCCTTCTATTTTCTATCGCGCATTAGAAGTCGTTTTCAATATCAATATCTATGTTTACGGATATACCACAGGGAAGGATGGTAAGAAAGCCAAGCAAGGCAAAATGGTTCTTCCACGACACAAAATTTTTCACACACAACCTTATCGCGATCGCCCCACAATTCTTATTTTGAAAAATAGTGGCAGCGAAACGGATGTACTTGATTATCCTCAATCCGAGTTGATTATTGAAGACATCAAGGGTGCGAAACCAGTAATGGTATTTAAAGAAGAGATGGGAAGAATCAATTACGATGTTTTACAACAAACTGCAAGGATATTCACCTGGAAAATTACCAAAGCCAACACTTTGGAAGTACACCAAAATACTTATCTCAAGGCTACCCAAAAATACTCCGAACCAGATTATTCAGCATTGATTGATCACCAGGGTCGTTATCAAATTTTGGATGATTATGGCAAGTTGAGAGGATTGGTATTTTCAAGTGTTGATGGGCAAGGTGTAACGATGCTTTTTGATCCTTCACAGCCTGTAAATCTGCCTCTAACTACCAAGGAACGTTTAGCTTCTTGTGACGATCCTACACAATTTTATGAAGATGATGTTGAAGTTTTTCCAAGATGTGAACCAGAAACAGCTACGAGGATCTTTGGCAAACCGGTATCTATGACAAAAAATCCTGATGGTTATGTGACTGGATTGTGGTTTGGCACCGGAACGAAAGTATATATTCCAACTGATTTAACACAAGACAGAGACCTCCTTGCCCTTCCGGTAGGAGATGGTAATCCATTTGAAACTACAGAGGATGAATCGGTATTTAGATTAGATAAGATGAAGAAAGACCTGAATTATATTCAGCAAATATTCTGGTGGTTATACATTGTTTACCGTTCTGAAAGGGAGAAGTTACAATTTCTATGGGACTTGTATATAGAATTTAAGGAGGAAGCGAGAAGTGAAGACACGTTGATCAACTTTTTGCAAAGACGTGTTGATTTTGATGTTGAACCGCATCGATCCTCAATTGAGAAGATGGTTAAAGAAGATGCAGAACCTTCAAGTACTTTTATAAACTTCGTCGAGACCTACGTCGACTATGATAATGACTACGAAGGAGATAGTGCATTTTATTACAATCTAAACGGTATCAATCGTACTTTCCCAGATGAAAAAGAGGTTGTTACTGTAGAAGAAGGTATAAAAGATTTAGCAGAACAAGAACAAGACTATCTTGAAGACCTCGAAGAAGATAATTTGCCTGGAGGAACTCTATTTCGAGATGGACGTATCTTATTTTATAACAGAACTTATGTAGATGAACTAACAGGGAAAAGAACCGCAGGATTTGGTGAAAAGATGGTAGAATGGTTACAAAGAAAAGTAAAATTGCTTTATGGTTTAGAAGATGTGCAACCCAATCTTTTACGACGTCCAAGAACCATCGAAAATTACTACACTTCTTCCAAAGATTTTGTGCCACAAGACTTTGTATCTGTGTTTATAGGTCGAAGTGAGGTAAAGAAATGGTTGGATTCTATCACTACAAGTGCTCAAATGCATAAGATACATAGAGAAATTACACCTGCATTGTCTCTGAGTACCGAACCCTTTATATTTCAGGATATTATTGATAAGAAAATTTATTACATCCAAAATGTAATTGGCGGTTCCAAAGAAAGAGCATTAAATGTAGGAAGATTGTGGCAAACCGAAAAAAGAAATAGTGGGTGGCGCACACCACCAACAGAAGCCAATTATCCCCATATTATTTATGGGAACCTCATAACGGGACTTATTATAATGGAAGACAACAGAACGGTAGTTCAATACAGAGATATACCTATCATTTCCGGTTCTTTTCGAAGGAAAGAACCATCAACATATCTCAGAATACTTCAATACAATACTAGGGGTACTCCAAGATATGCGGCTATGTTGGAACTCTTGTAAACAGATATATCATCATAGGTGATGATATACAATACATATTATTCAGCAAAGACATTCAAGAAAGGTTTTAAACTCATATTTTGCATTATTCATTATCCCCTTGCCTACACTCTGATCCAGACTGTAACAAGGTTGTGAAACCCATGTTATAGATTATTAATGATATAAATAAGCTTGTCAATTTATTCTACAGTTTTAATCATTATAATTTTTTACAATTTACTATTGTAAAAATATTTAGATAGAGAACTCATATTTATCTCCCTTTTTCTCTATAACCATCTTCTTTGTAATTAGTAACCTCACTCGCATTCTAAAATTGGGACTAATATATTTTGGCTCGGAAATATCGTCTACGTAACTCAAATGGCTGTCAATATATTCATCCTCATCTGCTGTAGTTTCACTTTCTAGATCACAGAGTGACTTACTTTCTTGAAAGTGTTCCGGATTTTTAAGTTTAAAGAACATTTTAGCTTTAAGTTTGGATAGTACAAGACCCACCTCTGCATCCATGGACATGGGATCTTCTGCTAAAGTATACACATTATGTCCAGCAACGTTTGGAGGCGAAGGAAAGTGATACCATGGTTGCATCCGAGAAAAGTGATAGGTTTCCATTTGTTTGATTCGGGGATTCTTACCATATTTGAGACTGACATGCTCAATTGGGTTCCAACCCCGATAAATATCTGTGGAATCTGTAGTGTAATTCGAGAAATTTCGCTTTTTCCTTGCATCCATATTTTCAGCTGCCCAAAATATAGACTTGCATGGTGTTTCACAAAACAAGTCTACCTCTACAGATTTACCATACGTTTCCGTATTGGTTTGATCGCAGGCAACAACATCGTTGATATAAAACACTTTTTGCTGTGAGTCATTACATTTGGTATTCCACTCGATCTCATTCTTGGTAACATAAGCGTAAGCTGCCCACATTTCTGGCTTTTTAAGAGCTGTTCTCTCAGTAACTCCATCTAAAACAGAGAAATCTACGTCCTTCATTTCTACCCATACCTTTTCACCATTCTTTTCCACACAACGTACCATCCGAAGTAAATCAGAGACAAAGGTTTTCATCTCATATACATGTGATACGCTAGTATCTTTGCTACAGAAATACAGAGGAAAAGCCAATCCAGGATCTTGGGAATAGAACCACGGTTGGTGAAGCGATGTTTTATAAGGACGAAGTACGTCACTCCATTCTTCCAAAAGAGGAACGTTTCCTACACACATGTTATGATGCTCTCTAAATCCTGGTTTCATGAAATGTTCAAAATACTTATCCAACCACACATTGTCCAAGGAATTGTAAGGTATATCATCTACCTCAAATCTACCATAATTAATAGTATTAATCGCAAGGTTGTGAGGCCAGCAAATCTTATATTGACCTCTAAATTCTGGTTTCACACTCACATATGGATATTGTTGTGCAATGTAGGAATACATTAAGTAATGGAAGGTTGTATTTGCTCTAAAAACATATGTATCATCGTCCATTACTGTACACGGCATTTTAGTATGAATACGTGTATACCAAGTAGATTTCTGAAATTCGCGGTAAAAAATGGAAGATATTTCCTCTAGTACGTCTTCACCCTCACTATTTTTAATCATCTTGGACTCATGGATTTCTTTCTGAAAATCCGTAATCGAGTTAAGTTCCAACTTTGCTACAGATGTCATTGTTTTAAAATCCACGAAATGTATTTAAGATATTTGATCGGAGAGACATTTGAATTTGATAGAAAATAATCTAAATAGCTGCAAGAAAAAGAAAAATGTCCAAGTACCAAGAATATGAGGATTATTCACAAACTCTCGCAGACCGTGTAGATGGATTGTTAAATTTATATGAAATTTTACCTAAAAATATGCCTCCTGGATCTGTACTTCAGTTAGAATTAGAAGATGGTGATCGCGTAGATATATCTAAGAAACAGCTGAAACAAAAACGTGCTGAGCTAATAACTGAAATACGTAAGACTTTACCGAAGAAATTTAAACAGGCAGGCAAAAGAAAACGAAAAACGAAACCTTCAGATTTTTCGGGTGCTTATACGCCAGTTGTTGTTGCGGATGCTATTCGTCAATTCTTACTCGATATAGACTTAGGTAACCTTGCACCAAAAGATACATCCTCCCCCAAATTATTGGAACAACTGCCATGCATTCAACGTGGGTATGGTCTTCGTAACAGCTTCCAATTACTATGGTATATCTCAATTTATGTGAACGATCTTCAGGATGAAGCAGATAAAACAATGTTGCGTCCTAATAAGGCTATGATAGATAGTTTTGGTAATAAAGACTATCCAACATGTTATATCAATGCTTTAGACGATGAAGGAAAACTCAAAACCGTTCGAAATAAAGATAAGTTGACAACGTTTGAAGCTTTAGAATATCGTGTTAATAATTTGGATAAGAAAGAAGAGTCGTTTGATTATAACCATTTTAAAATTTACGCCTTCCCCATCATTTTGTCTCTTAATATCTTCAAACATACAGATCTATCTCAAGAGGTTCGCGATACTTTAAAACGCGAAGACATCCGGCAACAAATGTTGAAGGAGTGTGAGATTATCAAAGAAACGAAGGATAAATGGAAGGAATATATTCAACAGAAACGTAAGGATGAATCCTAAATAATATCTATAAGTTAACTTATAGATAATCAGAAATCTCACACTTTTAAGATGAGAATTGTTTAGCGGAATCCACCACGGCAGGCAGCATAGATGATCCAGATGATAATGACGATGATCAGAGCAATCACAATAGAAGCCAATAGAACCTTTCCGGTATCAACATCTCCATCCTCATTCAGAGCCCAGCCAGGCTTGAGAGAGAAGATAATAAGCCACACAATCACGGCAATGATAATAAACCACAGCACGGCCCACCCGATGGAAGAATAACCGTGGTGGTGATGATCGTGATGATCGTGATGCATTTCGCAAGGATCACAAGGTTCACACGGAACCTTCTCTACATGTTTTGTAGTAACAACTTCATGACATTCTGTAAGCGGCTTGCACACTCGAACGCGACTAACTTCGCAACCTTGCTTGTCCATTTTATTACCAGGATAAAAATTCTTTGAATTTTCTATTCTATTTTTCATTCCAGAAGAAATTGTATAAACCGATCGATCAGCCATTTTTCATAAAAGAAAAAAAAAAATTTCTGTAATCTTATTTTTTTTTGTAATTTTATCTTAGAAATGCTTTTCTCAATTGTCTTAAATAAAATTCTCTGCGAAAAGACTTTGAGAGAATTTTCCTCAACTTAAAACTTCTAAAAACGTAATTAAATCTATGGAGTCATCAATGAATGAAGATCAAGATAGGCTCGTTCCACCAGTTCTTGATACTATACCTGCTGACACAAGATATTCCACGTTACGAAAGAGTAAAAGACCAGGAAGAAATGTTTCAGCAAGAAGTAACGGGATGGCGACGAGTCCTAGGTCTAGAAGACCAAGACCTTTAAGTCCTCGAGATGGAACACCAGTGATTGTAAATGGTTCTCAGGTGGATCGTAAGAGTATTACGCCTATTGTTATACCATCACCTATGATGAGACCAGCTTCTCCAAGAGAAGCTGTTCCAGGAGATCGTTCACCAAGAACTCAAAGAACACCTTCAAGATTAAGCGATCGATCCCCTCGTCCAACTTATATTTCTCCAGCTTCTCCCACGACTTTTATTCCTTCAGAAACGCCAGCACTTAGTAATGTTCAAGGATCTGTAAGTTCCTATGTTCCACCTATCACATCAACTCCTTCTCCAAAAAGACGAACTTCATCACCAAGAAGACAACCTTCATCACCAAGAAGACAACCTTCACCACCAAGAAGACA